CTTCTCCTATAACTTCTTCGCTTAGGTTTATTGGGAGCTTTCTTTTTCTTAGGTTTATTATACATATTATCTCCGGTATCGATTTCTTCTGCGTTCTTCTCTTCTCTTTCTTTTCTTGGGCTTAGAGTAGGGAGTGGATCCTCTTAGTTCTCCATCTTTAAACATTCTCATCGCAATAGCTGCCGCTTGATCCCATCGATATCCTTCTCTTAACAGTCTTGAAATCTTATACTGGATTAGCTGATTATCTTCTCTAGATCTCCTCATAATCTTCGCTATCCTCTTCTCCATTATGACCTCTTAAATAGTTCACCGTGGAAAGTATCGCACCCATTAACCCTAAGGCTGGAAAGCCCTCGTTTTTAAAATCTAAATCTACTCCGTTCTTATCCCACTTAGCATAAATATAGATCTCTCCTTTTACTGTTATAATAGAAGTATCTCCAATAGTTTCGCAATCGATCGCTTCATGCATCTCTGCTACTTGAGCTTCTAGGAAAGCTTGAGCTTTTACTACACTAAAGGACTCTTCTATCTCTATTCCTGGAAAGAGTTCAGAAAGGGAGATTCCTTCTAGTTCTGGGATATGTTTCTTTTTCTTCATTTTCATATTATCACCATAGCATAATCAGGAGGCTATATGCCTACAATAAAAGTCCCTCGAGAGATACAATTAATAGCTCAGCGAGCAATCAACTATAACCTCGATCAGCCTATAAGTAAAAGAGCAGCTTATAAGGATGAAGGAGATAAGCGAGTTCCAGGTACTGGGATGAGAACTGCTAGAAGATTAGCCCGGGGTCAGGTAGATTTAAAACAGCTTGAATTAATGGATGCTTGGTTTGCTAGGCATGGAGAAGCTAAAGCTGAATCCAAAGCTAGACAGGATAAGACTTCTAAGGCTGCTATCGCTTGGGCTTTATGGGGGGGTACTCCTGCCAGGTCTTGGGTAAAGAGAGCAATTAAAAGCCTCCGATCTAAGCAATAACACTAGAACTACACTAGATAACACTAGAACTACACTAAGGATATTTAACTATTCTATCGCTCCTATCGGATCAGATTGCTAGTTTTTATATCCTTAAGCCCTCGCGCGTGTATATATAATATAAATAGATATACCAATTTATATTCTCTATAGTAACTGATAGTATAAATAGGGCTTATTTTGTTACTTTGTCCCCTATGTATCGAGGGTGTAAGAGATTTAAGCTAGTGTTATTTAGTGTATTTTTTCTGTTATCTAGTGTATTTTTTATAAAGAATGATCTACTCTAAACGCAAAAAGAGCCCAGAAAGATCTGAGCTCTTAGAGAATGTCAAGAAACAAATAAACAACAATATAAATATATCTTATTCGAGAATAGTATACAACATAAATATCATTTTCGTTTCCATACTCTCTGACCATTAAATATAACTTGCTTGTATCCTGATTCCTTGCAGATCTGGGCTATTCGTTTTGCGTTACCCGTGTGCTGCTGTGATACTGGAAGCTCTAAGAAATTCATGATACCAGTTGTATTATTGTTACCTCCTGCGATCGCCTCTCTTACTTTGATTGCCCATGGATCATCAATAATGTAAGCTTGCTGAAGTTCAGAAAGTAATCGCTGGCTCTCCCATTCTAGATACCAGATGCTTCCAGAGTTAAACTCTTCCAATGCTTCAGCAAAGATCTGTTCTCTCCAGGCTTTTAAATATCCAAGGTCTACAGGTTGAGAAACTGTTATAGGCCATACTCTCCGCTCTGGTCCATCGCTTAAGAACTGATAGTTATTAGAGGTTCCAGCGAATACAACTCTGCGTAAATAACTCTTAGGAAATTGCTGATAAGATGGCCTAAACTTATCCTCTGCTGAAGATATAAAAGCTTTGAAATTGTCTGCTGTTCTTCCTTGTAAGGAATGAAGCTCTGCCAACTCCCATAACCATGTTTCTGTAGAATGTATAAGCTCTAAGCTGTCCTTCTTGGAGATATCGAGGGGAGAGTCAGAAAACCAATCTTCACCGATTAAAGTTTTCAATCCAGTTGATTTTCCTAGACCCTTTTCACCGCAAAGAATTAGAAAAGTATCCATTTTACAGCCTGGATCCATTATTCTAGCTACCAATGAAATGACCCATTTAGAAGATATTTCCTGTATCAGAGACTCAGAACCAGGGATAATCTGTGCTCTAAAAACGTTTCTAAATAGATTATGTATCCTAGGTTCTTGATCCCATTCAGGGAGATCTAATAACCATCTCTTAATGTTCTCTTCTATCTTCTGATGGGCTACTCTAATAACTGCTCTTTTAATATCTGCAGAAGCATAACGAATATTATAAGCCCTTTCTATATGTAATCCAATCTCTTCGAGGTCTGGATCCCATAGCTCTCGATTATTCCAGATAATCTTATTAGAATGATCATTGTAACATAAGCTATCATAAATAGGATCATTCTCTAATATAATTGCAATGTTGTTTCTGTTAGCGTAAGGCTTAGGAGTTCTAATAAGTTCTCCTTCCTTGCTATATTTTGCTGGAGTCTTCTGGAGCATATCCCAGACATCGATATTAGCCTCTTCTGGTGCGAACTTATACTCCGCACTTAGTCCGATGCTTTCTGCTATTTTTATTGATTTGTTCATTTGTTCTTGTTTCATTTTTATTCCTTCATTTCTTTCTTTTCTCTTTTGAGCGCAATCTCCGTAATGCTAACTCATTCTCAGGGGTTGATTGAAAACCTTTAAGCAATAGATAATTATATTCCTCTCTGGTATCGCTTAATACTTCACAGATAGCCATGTAAACACAAAGCTTAGGATATCTGCTTCCATTCATGTAAGATCTTATAGTACCGAACTCGATCCCAACTTTCTTAGCTACTTCCTGCTGTCTCATGTTTTTATATTCAATATATCGAAATAAAAATAATCCGAAAGGAGAGCAAAAAGCTGGTATGCTCGGAACTCTTTTATTAATCTTTTTCATAATAGATTCTCCAAATATCCCCACCATCCGCATTTATTGGCTCTATTACAGTGAGGATATCTTACTGCGTGCATTAGGTCAGGATCGATTGAGAAGTACACTTCTCGCTGGTTACAAGATGGGCAAATTATATTCCTGGCAACATTACCGCTAATAGTTGCTCCTATTTGCTGAGCAAGTGCTAATCTATAATCTGGATTATGGAACAGAGCCTCCATTCCGTTTTTACTGTTTGGTTTTTTGCTTTTCCAGTTTTTATATCTTTTCTTTGGTTCCTCCTTTGGAATATGTGAATAATCTAAGTTTAATAAGCCTTTCCCTTTATGGGCTTTCTTTCTCTGGAGTACTGCATCCGCTCTGTCAGGAAGAGCAAATCTGTAATACATACGAGCGCAATCAGTTAACGCATTGGAATCTGGTTCTCCTTGTCCTACTACCTTATCCCATAGCTCCTTAGCAGCCTTAGAAGCTCTTTTCCAATCTGATGCAGGTATAGGATGCTCCAGAGGAAAAACTATCCTCCACTTGTTTTTCTCTGCATTATTCGAGAAGCTAGTATGAGCTATGTAATGCCATTCTGAAAAGGCTGAAGAGAATCCGAACTCTGTTCCATCATCAAGATCATACACTAAGCAAGAGACCTCCAAAGCATGAGAACCGCTTCTATTTCCAGCGAAAGAAGTAGGACTCCATAAAGGAAGGCTTTTCTTTTCTCGAACCTTGTAAGGAACCGCTGGGATCATTAAAGCCTGGGCTAGTTTCCTCAGATTTAGTTCAGCTTCTACTGGTTTAACTTCATAGTGAGAAGAGAAGGTGCTAATCTTGAAAGTCTTGCTCATCTTCTTTCCTCCATTGGTAGATAGAGAATAGAGTATGGGCTTCCTCCATCTCTCCTGCGTAATAGTCCTCACATGAAATCGATACCACTCTATTATCATCTACCCATACTTCACTCTGGGTTATGATATCGAGAACCATCTTAATCAGATTATCTATATCTGGCTTTTTTGGTCTCCAGATTCTACCCTGAGAGAGATCTCCCTTATATCTTATTAATCTTTTCGTTCTCGGATGAATAAAGTTTATTTGTATTCTTAATATGCCATCTAATGGGGTCCAATCTTTCCCCTTGCTGGCTTCAAGATGCTGGACCTGCTTATTCTTGTAAGTTCTCGAGGTTTGAGCAGTGTAAGCCCTTCCGGATTTAGTGAAACGAGGCCTCCCCATCGGAACTGGGGGGCCTTGAAGAATACCCTGAAAAGCTAGCTTCCACATTATATCCGCTCCATTTCTATCATTTTTGATAGAGTATTATACTTAGATTCCCAGGCTTCTCCGCTTAAGAATACACATAATCTAACCAGAACAGCAACTGAGGGGAAAGTATCCCCAGAGATCCACTTAGAAATAGCTCCCATAGTAACCCCGCAAACTTCAGCTATATCATTTAAAGCATAATCTGAACTCATAATATACTGGTGAACAATACGAGCGAATTGAGGATCTCTTAAAGCTATAAACTTCTCCCGAGCCCATTCTTCAGCTTTCAGCTTATCATCTTCAAAGATTTCTCTCTTAATAGTTAATCCATTATAAGTGATTGAAGCCTCCCAAACCCAAGAGCAATATATAGGACTCCAGACTTTACATATTAAACCGATTTCTCTGGTGTTAAAACTACCTCTATAACCTTTATTCATTTGTTCTCTGGTTAAATAGATAGGTGCAGAGGGGCTTTTTCTTCTGGTCATTTTACGCAGTTGCGTTCTTCCGTTCTCTTTTATGTATCTTCTTCGATGCTTGTTCATTCCCCTAACTCCTCGGAAGCAGTTATCCCGCATCCAGTGTATAATCTAAGGGCTCTAACGATTGCTCTAGTACTTGCCATTCTTCTTAGATGGGGTGTAATCATCTTGCCTACGTTCTTTGTACTCGCATCTCCTTCATCTGTGAAAGTGCATAAAACCTTAGTTCCGTTAATCATCTTCTCTCCTGTAACAGTAGCCCGAAAGCAGAAGAAAAACTTCTCGTAATCCTCATGAACTGGAGTACTTTCTACAGATATCAATCCATCTTGATGCGCTAGCCATAATAACCCAGCGTAAGTTATAAACTCCTTTCCCTTTCTATTTATAATCCAGTTTTCCTTCCTTAAATATTCTAAATGTGCTTTATTCATTTTATACCTCTGTTTTAATATCTTGTTCTATTAGATCTTCTAGTAGATTGCAGATGATTACTGTTAATGTTGTGATACTTTGATTAATTACTTCTTGTTCTTTTAGATTACTTCTATATCTTTCTGGGGTCACCTCTCTTGAAGATTCGATCAAATTATTGAAATGCGTTTTACTTATTTCATTAAGATTATCTCTGATGTTACTTAGTTCTGTTATTGTTTGTTCTTTGTTCATCTTACACCCCCACCAGATAGCAGAGGAAAGAAAGAGTAGCAGGTATCGCAAAAACTGCAACTGTTACAAGGATATATCCCATTATATTAAGTTTAGATTCTTGGTTCATTGTTTGTACCTCTGATTAGTTAACTTTAATGATATCGTTAATACGCATCTCGAGAACTGCTTTCGAGATCCCATACTGCTTAGCGATCTTCGCTACTTGGTTAAGAGTTAGAAGTTTCTCTTCCTCGATAAGGATGTATAGATTAGGATATACATCATGCTTATCTACTTTCTCCCCGCTCATCTTTTTATAGCCTTCTACCCATACCATAAATAGATTTTCAGCAATTTCTTTAGCGTTATGCTTATTGGCTCCTGAGAGTCTTAAGCGATTGCAAGCATCTATGATTCCTTCATACTTTGTAAAATATTGATATCTTTGCATTGTTTGTACCTCTTGTTTGTATCCCTTATTGGATATACTTAAGTATTGCATAGTTTTCTATAGTTAGTATCAATAAAATAAATTATTTATCTATTTATAATATGATATATTGCTATCATATCGGAGGTAGCGATATGAAAACAACACAAGAAAGATTAAGAGAATCAGATCTCCTCTGGTTTAAATACGTAATTCCAACGGTGCAAGATCGATTCCCCGGAAGCTGGAGAACTGAAAATGGAACTCAAAGAGATCTTAAGAATGGAATAGATTTTACTTATACAGAAGGAATGAAAGAGCTAACAGTTTCTGCACGGTTATGGAAGAGTAGACCCTGCCAACACTTTGCACTAAGATGGAAGAGAACTAAATATCCAGAGATGGGCTTAGAGATTGCTTCTCGATTGGAAGCTATAAAGAACGGAGAGGAAATCTCAGATCTTACTATGGAAGGCTTTCTATATGGAGATCGATTATGGTTAGCTATAATAAATACAAAAAAGCTTTACACTGCAATAGATGGATTAATCCCATTCATGAGTGAATTTACCGTTGAGAATACAGGACCTGAGGATCTAACTATTTTTAAGAGAGCCCCTTTTGATCTGTTTACTCCTTATGAGATTGAAAAACTTATCCTGCCCTTAAAAACTGAGCCTTGATTTCATCAACTATCTTGAAGATATGCTCTAACTTAGTCTCTAACGTGGAGACCTTTTTATCTAGATCTATTATTTCCTGAACTAGTTCTCTACGGATAGTATCTTCTCGAGCTTGTAAATCTGATATTACTCTATCATATCGAGCCCGGAGCTCTTCTTCTTTGCGCTCTTGTTTGGTTTCTCGTTCATCTGCTCTTTTCTTTAGATCTTGATTCTGCATATATAAGAACGCTGCAAAAGCGATATTAGCTCCACCATTTAAAAGGATGTTCATTAAGGTATCTTCCATCATAGTCTCCAGGATAGAATACCCAGGGCTATCGCATCAGCAATAACCTTAAGAGATTCCATTTTTAAGAGGTCTCTATGAGTATCCATAAATAGAGGCTCGCAACAAATAGCAATAGGAGTTCCTACTCCCTTAATCGTATACCATGCATTTTTAGTCCAATCTTCAGAACTGCATTTCTTTGGTAAGCATCGAACTAGACCATTCAGGGAGGCTCTGCTCATTTTGTCACATATAGAAGAGGCTAGATCGATTCCAGATTGGCTCCCCATGTGAAAGAAAGAAGCGTAATCTCCTCCCCCGCTATTTAGATGAAGTGCGAGATAAACCTGCTTTTCATTCTTAAATCTCTTGGAGTATTCGTTTACTCTTTTATGTCTATCTGGATAAAATCCATCGGAAATAGGTATAACCTTAACCCCGTTTCTAAGAAGCTTTTCCTCTATCATGAGAGATAGATAGCCTGTATACATTGCTTCATAACCCATACCAAAAAGGGGAGCAGGCTCTAAGGTTGCTCCTCTATCGGATGGGCTATTGGGTTTCCCTGCGTGTTGTCTATCTATGAATACTATCATAAGCCTAGTATAACTCTAATATCTATGAAAGGAGGGAAAAGATTATTTTTGAATCGATACCAGAGGATTATCCTCGATGTGCAGTACATATCTCCAGCGATTATCGCTCCATGACTTGCTTACTATTTGACACTTATGGTCCGTTAATCCGACTCTCTCGGAAGTAATGGAAACAATATCTCCAAGGTCTAGATATCCATATTTTGCAGAGGCTGAGATTTCTATAGCATAGTTACCCAGAGCATGGGCTCTAATCTTATCTCTTGCAATTCGGATAGCTGTCTGCAGATCATAAACATAAGGAGCTTCTATTACTTTCTCTCTGATTCCATACCTGGTGAAACTTATGTAAGCTATTGGATCTTTATACTTAAGAGGTTCTTCTTCCACCAATAAAGGATCTATAACTACTTGTGATCTGTAGGCTCCTGTCATTCCTGCATAAGAGAATCTAATGGTAATCTTATTGATAATCTCACCTTCCAGAGGTGTTAATGGAGATATAATTTCCAGTTCACCGCTTTCTATCAAATGATGAGTGGGGATAATTTCTTGGGAGTATGTATAAAGATTAAGGGCTGCTTTTACTCCGTTTCCTCCCATAACCACCATAATCGGAAGTAAGTCCCATATATTCTGCTGGATCCAATCTAATGCGGAAATATCCAGATCATTAACAAATCCTCCGAACTTATATCTATTTAGAACTGGAGCTAATCCAGCCCACGAGGAATAATCGAATAGTAAATCAGTCTTATCTAATACATATAG